GTTCCGTCTAGAAGAACGAGTGCAATCATGTTGTTAGTGTGTGGGTTTGTTAATATGTTAATAGATATAATAAACTGATATGCGTACTGACTGAACTGATAAACTAAAAAAAAGTAAAAAAAGGCATACGAGGTTTTTCCCCGTATGCCTTGCACGTTATTTAACGTGTAGCCATTTCAGCATAAGCTTCACAACCTCGCCCGAAGTAGTGTCGACTGTATCATATGGACGCTCCTCAATACGGAAGTTGTCCAATTCAAGTTCGTCTACTGTACCCACCTTAGTAGGTTTGCTCAAAGCTATGAAGTATGTGAGTTGACCACTTACCTTAGTTTGACCGAGCACGCTCACTTCCTTACCCTCAGTTTTAAGGGTGTGAATGTAGTTACCATTCTTAGAAGCTTGTGTAGAACATTTGCTGACTGTTACTTTAATCTTTCCCATTTTTAATGTTTTTTAGAGTTTAATAAAAAAAAAGAACTGCTGTTGCAAAGTACCGGGGTACCCGCAACGCCACGACTGAGTCGGGGTCAACAAACTAATACCCCTCTAGATTCTCTAACATCCTAAATCCGTATAGGAAAGCCTAGGGGGTTGCTATTAGGTTATTAACAAGTGGGGGATAACTTGTTATTGTATTGGTATATAAAAAATATTAAATTTGCTAAGTTTAAACTTATTAGGTATATTATAGTATAGACCAAACTAAAAAATCAAATGATACACACGTGCAACATTCACTGCCACACGCTAGAAGTAGAGAAGGCAGAATTGATGGGACTAGAGGATAAAGGGAGATGGATGCCATTTGCATTCCATATAGATATTGTGATAGCTTGTAAACTCACCTCTGATGAGGAAGATTCTTTGGTTAATGGCTGCACTACAATTTTTACAGAGCCAGGTGATACATATATTATAGATACTCCATACGAGCAGTTTATGCCAATATTTAAAACCTATTATGATGACGAACTAGATGCTACGCAAGCAAATGGTGATATAGAATTATAAACAATTAAACAAACCAAATTATGTCAGAAGAAACACAAAAAGTGAACGAAGAACAAAAAGCTCCCACTAAAGATCAAGTGATGGAGTTCTTAAAAGAGCAGATTGATGTAAAGAAGCTACAACTTGAACTTCAGCAGCTTAACACTGGACTTGCTACAAACAGAGCAGAAGAGTTAAAAGCATTAAGCTTTATTGCTCAATTGACTAACCCAAGACAAGAGGGAGGATCTCCATACCAAGGTGCACCAGACGGTACGCCTCATAAGATTACACAAGAAGATCTTGATAATAATCCAGAGCTTGTAGAAGCAGGTGTAGAGGTGGGGGATGATGTTATTATTCCTAACCAAGAAGGTCCAGAAGAAGCACCAAGTAAAAAGTTAAAAAAGAACTAGAATGGGTTCATCATATTCTATTCTTTATAGGTTAAAAGACTATAAAGAATGTCTACCCTTTGAACGTGAGCATCCTAAAGAACTACGTTGGGATGATAAGTATAAAATCTTTATGCTTACACAAAAGGAGAAATGTCAAGGAATATGGATGAAGGACGGTAAGAGTGGTTTAATAGCTGAGGCTATTGTAACATGGCAGAGTGATAATGTATTGCATATTGATAGCTTCACCGTTTTGCCTTCCCATAGAGGACAGGGATTAGGATATAAGCTTGTACAAGCTGTAATAGATTGGGCTCAAGAAATGGACTACGCACATTTAACAGGAGAAGCTAGAATAGGAGCATCGTGGCACATTTTTGCAAACATGAGTGCTGCCCCGGTGCTCTTATATAAAAACTGGAATGACACTGGAGAAGATTACATGAGTTTTAAAATAGAATTATAATGGCAATAGTAAACCAAGTAGATAAGCGAGTGAAGATGAGTGGCTGGCAAATAGTTAAATATCAAATTTTAACTCACTGCTACTTATACAACATTCAAGTGAGTGAGTCTGATTTAGACTGTCTCACCCTTCTTGCAATAGAAGGAGATCAAGAACTTACAAGTTTTTGTAATAAAGCTCATGATAAGCAAATATTCTCTAGTACCCAGTCGGTACGCAACTGCCTCACTAAGTCTGAAAAGAAAGGCTTAATTAAAAAAGAAGGAAAGAATAAGAAAAAGATATTTATTAATCCAGAACTAAAGGTACATTCTACTGGTAATATTTTGTTAGACTTTAAATTCTTAAGCATTGCATCCACGGAAAGCTAAAGAGCTATATTCAGAAGTGGCAAAAGAAGCCAATCTATCTGAAGAAACTATAAACAATATAGTAGGTTTTTATTGGAGAGAGGTGAGAAAGAATCTATCTTCATTAAAGCATTCTAGAGTGCATATTACAAATCTTGGTGATTTTGTAACAAAGCATTGGAAGATAGATAGTAAGATTGAGATGCTTGAAAAGTTTGAAGAGAACAACAGGCAAAAAGGTTTACAGCAAATGACTGCTAGATTTAAAACAGCAGAAACATTGTTTGACCTGAAAATACTAAAGGATATTATTACAGAAGAAAAGCAAAGAGCTGACTTTATTAAAATGCATAAATCTCATGAGTCTAAAAGAAAACATAATAAAAATATGGAAGAGTAAAGGTCAGATTATAGAGGGCATAACCAATTCCATATTTAAGAAAGAAGATGTTGAAGAGATTGCTAAACATAGATTAAGTATATGTCACTTCTGTGATCTTTATACAGAATCAGATAGTGGCTGCATGGTTCCTGGCACTGATCCTTGTTGTAATAAAGAACTAGGAGGATGCGGATGCTGTCTTGCATTAAAGACAAGAAGTTTAAGTTCAGAATGTCCAAAGGGGCACTGGAAAGCAGAGTTGACACAAGAGGAAGAAGATAAACTAAACGAAAAATTAGGACTATGATAGTTTTCACAGCACAAAACCACAAGTATAGAAGTATAGATGCTACAGATGTTACAAACTGGGTTTCTGTAACAAGCTTTATATCAAACTTTAAAAAGCCATTTGAGTCAGACGTTATTGCTGCTAAATCTTCTAAGTCTAAAAAGTCTAAGTGGTATGGCATGACACCTGAAGAAATAAAGGATGCATGGGCATCAGAAGCTAAACGTGCAACAGACCTTGGAACTTGGTATCATAATTGTAGAGAAAAAGATTTGTGCGAACTAACCACGATGGAACGTCATGGGGAAGTGGTGCCTGTATTTAAACCCATCGAAACAGATGGAATTAAACAAGCTCCAGTACAAAAGCTTACCAATGGTGTTTATCCAGAACACATGGTTTATTTAAAATCTGCTGGTTTATGCGGTCAGTCAGATCTTGTAGAAGTGATCAATGGAGAAGTGCATATTACAGACTACAAGACTAACAAAGAAATTAAAACAGAAGGATACACTAGTTGGGATGGTAAGGTGGATAGAATGGCTAGTCCTTTAACTCACTTAGATGATTGTAATCTAAATCACTATACACTACAGCTAAGTTTATATTTATATATTATTCTTAAGCACAACCCTAGGTTAAAACCAGGTAATTTAATAATCCATCACATCCTATTTGAAACAGTGGGCGTAGATAAGTTTGGTAATCCAATCACTGCGTTAGACACAACTGGTAATCCTATAGTAAAAGATATTGTTCAGTATAACCTTCCTTATATGAAGAGTGAGGTGATAAACTTATTGCATTGGTTAGAAGACAATAGAGAACAGTTAAAACCTAAGTATTAATGAGAAAAGAATTATTTGTTTCTGCTTCTAAAGAAAAGAAACTTATTGTTACACTTACCAATAAGCTTATTGAAAAATACCCTGATGTATCAGCTGATAACACTCTTTTAGTGATGGTTAGTCCTGACTATTCTGCAACAGTAGCTATGCACCTTGCTCATAATCTAAGCAAAAATGGAGATATGTGTGATATACTACCTATACACGTTCCCTATCCTGATGAAAATGAACACATCTATGTAAGGAAAGCAGACCAAGATATAGACAATTGGTTTAAGTTTTCAGAAGATGATTATAAATATTATCTTTTAGTAGAAGGGGGAGTTATTCGTGGAGGTAACTATACATGGCTTACTAAGTTATTTAGAAATAAGGTGACTGGTAATATTATTACAGCTTCTCTATATGAAAATATAGGAAGTAGATTTCAAAGTGATGTTGTAGCAGAATACTATGATAACACTAAACAAGACCTCACCTTTTATTTTGAAAGGGAAAACAAACACTGGAACTAATGGTAAGATTATTTGATATACAGAATGGTAAAGTTGTTCCTAGTGAGCATTGTTACACTCTAAATTCTTTAAAAAAGATTATGGATGAGTATGGCGAAGAAGCAGTGAAGGTGTATGCATATTTGTTTTATATGACCTGCCCTAGTCCAGATCTTAATCCGTTCTTTGATATGCCAGAACAAGATAAGGAAGAACTTATTTTAGTTGAGGTGGATGGTGACTTTTCAGGAGAAGATGAAACAATAGTTGTTGCACTTAAGGTGTGTCAGAAAATGTATGAGACTCCTACGTATAGAGCATACAATGGAATCAAGATTGCCTTAGATAATATGGCAACGTTTATGGCTACAGAAAAACCTACATCAGGACGTGATGGATCTGCTACAGCGTTACTACGCATAGCAGAAAGGTTTGATGCAGTGAGACAAAGTTTTAAAGGAGTCTATAGAGATTTACAAGAAGAGCAGCAATCTTCTGTAAGAGGTGGCCAGAGATTGGCATATGATCAATAGGGTGAGTTGTTAGAGTGGTTATATAGCGGTTTGCAAAACCGTTCACACAAGTTCGAATCTTGTACTCACCTCTATATTGTAGAGTGGCGAAATTGGGTTGTCTCAGTTATGACCTTGGCATACGCACCCACCTGTCTCGTGGGCGGTGATAAAGAAATAGATTGATGATATGGGGTAGACCACCAGCTTGCAAGCGTACTGTCATCAATTGAATCTCACCTTGGTGGTTCGAATCCATCCTCTACAGCAATATTAGGTTGACTGGAATGGCGTACTCTTAACTGTAGAAAGGGCAGTACGTGATCGGTTAGAAATGCCAGTCGTAAAAGCAGATGTCCACGCACCCATCTTCTGCTTTCCTAAACTTATTAAATATAAAACTATGGTACAAGACGTTTACACAGATTATGAAATTAAAGAGTTTGCAGCAGTTGACCCTCTATCAGATATTGATGGTTATATGCATGATTGGGTTTTCCATTTTAATCCTTACACTAAACTATGGAATGCTATTCCTAGAGATTTGTATACTAAATATTGGGACAATTGTGAATTGGATGGCGTATTACGTAGTAAAGATTTTAACACTCTTTTACATTTACTACATAAATGTAAAGGGGATGTGATTGACATACATAAATTAACCTCAACTAAGTAATTGGAACCTAACATATTTATAGAAGTACCCACTTATAATATTGATCACTGGACAGTAACTACTTTTTATAGTAGAGAAGAGTTTAGAGATTTTTTATTATCTGTTTTTAAAGAACCGGGTGAGTATAACTTTGACGAGACTAGTCAAATCTTTAATATTGAAGCTCGTAAGTTTCATAAGCAAGGATACTATTGTCCAGCTCCAGTAAAGAGTAAAGACTTTATAACTTATTGGGATGACCAAAAAGCTAAGTGTCGTAAAGGTATAATTGTCAAGAGTGTAAATGGTACTTGGTATATTAGTAGAGACTACTACATGTGGTTAAACTTTTTACCTATATATGATAAAGAAGAAAAAAGATTTGACTTTGCTAAGGTGAGAGATGCACAGTATCATATGGCACTATATGAGCATTTAGCTGAATTACATTATAAGCATGCTATTATACTAAAGAAACGTCAGATAGCATCTTCTTATTTCCATATGGCTAAACTAATTAACCAATGGGTATTTGAAGAAGGAGCTATTCTTAAAATAGGAGCTAGTCTTAAAGACTATATCAATGAAAAAGGATCTTGGAAGTTTCTTAATGAATATCGTAACTTCTTAAATGAGCACACTGCATGGTATAGACCAGCTGAGCCTGATAAGGTGGGGGCGTGGAACCAGCAGATTAAAGTGAGAGTTAACAATCGTGATACGTATAGAGGATTAAAATCTACTATCAACTTATACTCATTTGAAAAAGATCCAACACATGGTGTCGGTGGTCCTGTAACTTATTTCTTTCATGAGGAAGGAGGCATTGCTCCTAAGATGAATGACACCTATGGATTTATGAAACCAGCACTTAAGTCTGGACATATCATCACAGGTCAGTTTATTGCAGCAGGATCAGTTGGTGATCTTGATCAATGTGAACCAATGAAAGAGTATATCTATCATCCAGAAGAAAATGGATTTTATGGTGTACAAAGTAATCTTATAGATAAAGACGGTGCTCCAGGTGTAATAGGACTTTTTATTCCTGAACAATGGTCTATGCCACCTTATATAGATCAGTATGGTAACTCTTTAGTAAAAGAAGCCTTAGAAGCCCTAGATAAGGAGTTTGAGAAGATGAAGAAGGATCTTGATCCAGGAGCATACCAGCTTACCATTTCTCAGCATCCTAGGACCCTTGAGGAGGCTTTTGCGACACGTAAGGTAAGTGTGTTCCCTCCACATCTAGTTGCCAAACAAATGCAGCGTATCCAAGATAAGGAGTATCCAGTGGAATATCTTGAACTCTCTCGTAACGATGAGGGTAAGATTATAGATAAACCATCTAGGAAGATTCCTATTATGGAGTTTCCTTTGTCTAAAAAGACAGAAGATAAAGAGGGAGTGATATGCATATACGAAAGACCTTCTAAAGATCCTCAGTTTGGTACATACTATGCTTCTGTAGATCCAGTTAGTGAAGGAAAGACTACCACCTCAGATTCACTATGTTCTATATACGTGTATAAGAATCCAGTGGAGGTTATAAAAGATTCAGGCAATGGATCAGTGGAAAGTAGTATTGAGCGTGACGGTATTGTGGCATCTTGGTGTGGACGTTTTGACGATCTTAATAAAACTCATGAGCGTCTAGAGATTCTTATAGAGTGGTATAATGCATGGACTATAGTGGAAAATAACGTAGCTTTGTTTATCCAGTATATGATATCTAAACGTAAACAAAGATATTTAGTACCTAAAGATATGATTTTGTTCTTAAAAGATATAGGAGCAAATCGTAATGTGTTCCAAGAATATGGTTGGAAAAACGTAGGTACGCTGTTCAAAGGAAACATTCTGTCCTATGGAATTGAATATACTCAAGAAGAATTAGATCATGAGACAAAAGAAAATGGAGATATAGTAAAAACAATATATGGTATAGAACGAATACCAGATATAATGTTACTTAGAGAGATGCAAGCATATAGAGATGGACTAAACGTGGATAGATTAGTAGCATTTTGTTCTTTAATAGCCTTTGCAAAAGTGCAACAATCTAACCGTGGTTTCTCTAAACGTATAGAAGTTACAAAAGAAAACTTGGATAACTCCCAAAAATTTAG